ATACCGCTCTTCCTCACGATCTGCTGTCGGACCAAAGCTACTTGCCACCGGAATTTTTTCTATCGGGGTTTCTTTGCCAGCGTAAGCATTCGTCGCCCAATTATAAAGTCCGTTGACTGTGCGTCCCAATCCACCGACCGCCCACGCTCCGGCATAATCTACCCAGCCCGGATATAGATCAATGCCTGTGTTCTTATGCACCGCCTGAGCAATAGTCACTCCGGCAGGGGAATTGGTCGAGAAGTATTGGTCTGACTTAGGAACGCCTTTGTTCCATTCAGCTTCAGTTGGGACGATTGGTTTCCCTGATGGTTGCTGCTTGTTGGTAAAAATATCAACAAACGGATCAGCCAGCGTTGGGGCTATGATGTTCAACAATGAGCCACGGCCCAGAGGGTTGAAGGCATCGACGGTGTTACCAACCACATTACCCGCAGCCTTCCACGGGTCTACCTGACCAGTGAGAACCATCGCCATCTGTTCGCCAAGGTAATACGGAATCTTCAATCCAAACGCCAACGGGATACGGATATATTCATCCTTCCCCTTGCCGTACTTGATGATTATGGAACCTTGACGCGCATACTCAGGAATATTGCTGTAGTTCTTCTTGTCCTTTTCAGCCTCATCATCATCTGAATTTGCAAGGTTAAGCAAAGTTATGAAGAACCCAAGCGGAATTAGAGAAGCGTAGACCAGTCTGGCACGATTGTTCTTTGCCAGCAGCCGTATCATTTTCAGAGTGCCTTGAGTGTTGGCATTGTAGAAAATGAAGAGAGAATTAAGAAATGGCCCCCACGCACCACGGCGATTAAAGTTAACCGTGCTTTCAAGCGCAAGTTCAGCAGACTTTGCCGGAGAGTAGTATTTCCGTGCGGCCCGATACATTGCAAGGCGTGTAGCATTTTCCAACGGCTCAGCCATATGGTCGAGCGCGGCAAATACTTTTTTGATTGCCCCAAGTGCTTTGAGTTGCGCCTTCTTTGGCATATTCCCAAATGTTAATGGGTCGATGCCGCCAAGGATTTCTTCCAATTCTTTTGCAAGGGACTTGATCTCATTGAAACCATTGTAGCTGATCTTGCCACCAGCCATGCTCCATTCATCAGCAATCTGCAATTGATTAGGAGTAGCTTGACCAGAGGCAATCATAATAGCCTGCGTCAATGCAGGGATGTATTGCGATACAAATCCTGCCGCAAGTTTGGGGTTCTGGGCAAACGCTGTGAACAATGCTTCTTGGAAGTCACGGCTCATGTTTGGAAGCAAGAACGCCGGATTGCGTGAGGTCTGGAGCTTTGAGAAGAAACGCCCAAAGCTACCAACCCATTCCGGAACCTTTGTAAGTCTTGCTACCCCCATGCGCTTATATGCTTCAGCAAGAGGGACGCTGTTAAGCTGAATGTAATACGGAATGCCGCCGATCTTGGCGACTACCACATTATCATCGTACCTCTTGGACATATCAGGCACTGTTTTCACAATGCCATCAGCACCAAGAACGCGCTTCATGGGAACCTTGTCTATCACCCATGCTTCTTTGTTTGGATACTGTCTGGCAAGTTTTAGAAGAGCCGTCGCAGCCTTGTTCTTTTCAGACCGGATAATTCCTTCTTCAGACTGCATGATAGCATTCAAAAGAGGGTTGCTTGAAAGACTCTTACGACCGAGGGCAATTTTTGTTTCATACTTTGAAACGCTGATGCCTCTACCAAGATTAGGACCATTGCTATCTTCTTCACCGTCAAACTCGGCAAAGCCCTTCAATGGAACATAAAAGTTGTAAGTGTCTTTCCACTTGTCATATGTGCTTTGATCTATCAAACCGCTTTGAAGACGTAACAACCTGTCACCTTCAATGATTTCATAAACTTTTGCAGCGACCTGCTCCAAAGCAGGTATCTTTCCTGCATTTGTAAACTCATCAAGGATACCCTGTGCCGTCTGGTTAGCCATGCCGGAGCCGCCATCAGTGCCAAACTTTTTAGGGTCTTTCTTTGCCATCTCGGCATTGCGCTCAACAGCGTGTTTGGCAACGAGATACAAGCCAATATCATCTTTGCTGACTTTCAAATCTTTCATCAGCTTGAACATCGGATCAAGCTTGTTCTTTCTGAACTTTCCAAGCCTCTCAGATGTACGAGATGCCATCAATGTCTGAGCAAGATATGCGTTTAATCCTTCTGGCAAAGGAGCGCCGCGCATATCTTCAATTTCCATTTGGATTTGACGCAGCTGATCAAATTCATCAGCAAAGTCTGTTGTGAATTTAGCTATCTTTCCAAAGTCAGGCTCTCTGAATGTCGGTTGCTGGAACGTCGCAGCCGTTGTTGTCATGCCATTAGCGGCATTCATAGCCTCGATCTTCTTGATTATGGATTCGTCAAACGAGAACATACGCTGTGAAGACAATAATGCGGTTTGATCCTTGTTCCACATTGAAATCTGACCTTCAGCCCTTTTGGCAATGTTGCCGAGGTACTGGTTCTTCATCAGGCTTTCAATGTTGCGATACCCATTACCAGCCATCCAATTGCGGACGCCTTCAAGGATTGCGTAGAGCTTGTCAAATATCGTCCTAATCGCACCGGGTATTTTTAGCTTGTTCTGGTTAAATCCATTATCAGAATACGCCCCATACAAACCCGCCGAGTACGCAAGTACCTCTGCACGGTCCATAGTGTTAACTGATTCTGGCTTATAGCCATTTGCAATCAGAAAGTTCCTCAAACGAGGCATGGCAATATCACGCGCCTTCCGCTCCTGATCCGTGTAGAAATTACCAGTTTCAAGAACATGGTCTGCTTCATGGTATGCCGTGCTGGTTATTTCCAACGGGCTATGAGCAAGGGCGACGACGACACGGGCCACGCCGTCAGGGTCAATAACTTGATACCCTTTTGGTTTCAAATTTTCTATCGAGCCTGTATAGCCTGATGAACGTGCTTCTTGCAGCGTTATAACACCTGCTTCAATGTTTTGAGGCGTCTCAACACGGGTCTTCTTACCTGTTACACGCTCAATGATCTCGGCAACTGCCTTGCCCATGTCATCAAACTTGCGCTGCCCAGCTTCTACAGTCCGCGTTGGAAGCCCCATAGATGGCTTCTTCTCCATTATGAAATTAGGAGCATCAAACTTTGCTCCCAAATCCAATATCCTTTGGAAGGCAACTTCTACTCTGTCGCTACGTTCACGCACTGTAGCTCGCATTGAAGACTTTTTACTGGTGAAGTCGCCCAATACATCAATGAGTTTCTTATCCAGATAGTATTTACCACCAACGGCTTTTGATTTAGCCGCCATGATTACATACTCGTACCCACCATAGGCATACTCTAATTTAATAGAAATATCTTGGTTCTTGGAAGTTATTGTTTTTGCTGCGCTATTTGCAATAGCGTTTATAATATCTTGAACAGTTGATGCTTCTTTTTTAGCGCTGCCTTGGGCTTCATCAAGAGTCTTCACAGCTGTAGGCATCATAATGCCTTGCTTGATGCGGCCATCATCAGTTGTAAAATTGATGATGGTTCCTCTGCCGTCAAACATATTGAACGCTGATAGAATGTTACCAGTCGCTATGATCCTTTTCTCGCGGATGTCAGACGTGGCAAGATCATTAAATATCTTGACCGTCATCTCGGCAGGGTCTGCATAGGTAATCGGATTGATTACAGTTCTATTGCCACCGATCTCGCCACCGATCTGGATTTGCGAGAATGGGATTGTCAAGATTGGCTGGGCAGCTGGGATTGCAAGAGTTACTCTCCAGTCGCCAAGAGCCAATGGGTTCTTTGTTTTCTTGCCCTGCTTTACGTCCAAAATTAAAGATACAAATGTTTCTCCATTTTGAGAAAAGATACGGACTCTTTGTCCGGGGATCATAACTTCACTTGTAACATTGAAAGCATCAAGGATGGCGGCAAGGCGCTTCTCTTCTTTCTCAGCGCGTTTTTCATCCGTGTTATCAATAATTTCACGCTTATAAATGCGGAAATCTTTTACAGCGTTAGAGTATTTCTCATTCTGTCCACGCCGGAACAGATTTGAAATTTCACCCAGTGCTTTAACATCATCGCTAGAAATTGTTGCGTCACTGCCTTGATCTTTCATCAAACGGTCAATGGCGTCACGGATCACAATAGGCGCACCCTGCTTCTTAATGCTGTATTGTCCAACCATAACAGCAGCAGTGAACGGGCTTGTCCCTGTTCCTTCTCTAATGGTTCTTTCTTCAACCAACTGAGCATCTAAATCCAGCGTCTTGGCTTCAAGGGTGTTAATCCCCTGAGCTTCAAGCTGCTCAATCATATCTTTGTAGTTCTGCTCAATCTCTTGATATAGCTCTTCTTGCTGGGCAAGAGGCAACAGAACCATACGCCCTGTCATCTTACGCATCATCCCATCATTGTCTTTTACTGATGGGGAAACATCGAGACGTGCTGCTACATCTGGATTTTCAGACAAATATTGTTGTGCTACATCGTCTCCGTACTCATTCATAAAGTCCAAAACATTTTCAGCTGACAACGCACCTTTGCGAGATGCCGTTGTATTAGCACTGAGAGATGCCATCTTCTTTGCCAACACAGCTGCCGGGCGTTTCTCCGCAGGGATGTTGGCTATAAGCTGGATATACGATGGCAGCACAACTTGTCCGGTACGATGAACACGCCCAAGCATCTGCATATGCGTGTCAATGTTAGCTTCTGGCTGAACAAGGATCATTTGCCGAGGGCTTTTATCTTTAAACTTGGCACTTGCATGAAGTGACAGACCAGTTGCCCCTGCTTGATTTAACAGGATGACATCAGTTTTACCGGAGTTAAAATCGCTAATTGTCTTTCTGCGTCCTTCAATAGACGTATCGCTTGATGGGCGGGAAGATATCACAGGATATTGACCTTTATAGTCAATGGTTGTTGACCTGCCTGTAATCTCGCCAACGGTGTACCCATTGGCTTCCAGCTGGTTCTTCATGTAATCCAGAGGAGATATTGAAAGGCCGGAGAAATCTCTGCTGCGGATTGCATTTCTAATGCTTTCAAATAGCGCAACCCCACGTTTGCCTAACATCTCATCTGTTATGTACAGTTTTTCTCCCGGACCTTTTGTAAATGGCTTTTTGATAGTGATCTCACGGGTGCGATTCAAATAACGGAGAAGCATATCGCCCATATCCAAATCAAATTTATCGCCCTTCTTCAATCCTTCCAGTTCCATCTGTTGGGTGATGAATGACTCCATTGTATTGGCAACGGTGAGAACTGGTTTCTTGCCTTCTTTAAGAGCTTGCAACGCTGCTTCAATCGCTGGACGTGCCTTCATAGATAGAAGCATCTGCCCAACAAGGTTGTGCATGATAGATGTAAAATTGCTTGATTCAGCACCAGCCCCACCGACTGCCCCATCAGCTGTTACTGATGCAGCACCTTCTTTTACATCTTCATCTATTTTCTTAACGATATCGGCCAAGAATTTTGAGAAATCTTGTATTTCACCCAATGACCCAGAGAAGTCATCGTATGTCTTACGATCAACTTCAACCAATGGGGCATCATAAGTAACGCCAGCAAATGATCTTTCACGACGGATATACTGGCCAGCCTCTGCAATCATGGCAGCATTGATCTGCTGAAGTGGTACGCCGCCACGGGCAAACAGCTCTGCAAGTTCAGACGGGCTTGATACTGCCAAGCTCATATCTGTTTTGAAATATAGGTCCATAACATCTGGACGCTTTGCATAGGTCGCGGATGAGTAGAACGCAGCCTTTGCCCGGCCAACAAGATCGCGGACAAAAGCGGCCCTATTCATTGCCCCTTCTTGGTCTTCACCACCGCTGCCACCAGCATTATGACTTTCATCAAGAATTATAATGGCATTTTCAACGATAGAACTTAGGAAATTTTGACGCTCAGTTTCTTTGCCTTTAACCGTTTGCATCTGGTTATAGGTCGTAAAAACTACATCATTTGTTTCAATATCGCCTTTTGAGGCGTACTTTTTAAGCAAATCGTTATGGGATTTTGAATCACCAGTTTTGATGAAAATCGTTCCATCATCATTCAATGGAACTTTTTCATTGGAATTTGTCATAAAAATTCTTGGCCTGAGAGCAGTAGGCTTTGAACCCAACATTTTAGGGATGCCAATATCTTCCATGTCACGGTACATATCGGCATAGAGATTTGGTTTTTCTGTTACAAAAATTGGTGTCAGGTTTTGCTTCAAAGCATATCTGATAACGGCTGCGACTACTCGGCCTTTGCCAATACCCGTCTGGTCGCCAATGATAAACCCTGCGTTCTTCTCAAAGTTATCAATTGCCAAAGCAATGGCGTCTACCTGCTCAGCTGAGAAATATGTCTCAAGCTCATCGACCTTGTACCCAAGACGATCTGCCACAAAACTATCAATGCTGCCGTACTTCTGATCCACTCTTTCCAATGCAGCCATGATCGAGTCACGCATATTGATTGGAACAAGCGTACCAAGGCCAATAGTTTTCACCGACGTAGGCGTATAAGAAACCTGACCAGATGTTTCTTCTTCACCTTGAATTTTTTCACGCTCAGACGGTTTTTGTTTTTCAAACTTTGTCTGTTGTTCAACAGGCTCAGGAATAATTTGAGGAGCCTTTTCCTCAGTGACGGTTTGCTCAACAGCACCACTAACCAATTCATTATATTGGTTGGTAACATCTTGTTGCGATGTCATGCCTTCTTTGTTGACGCCGGGATAATTTCTGACCGACTCATAGAACGACACAAGATATGGCTTAATAGCGTCACCAAAATCTGCAATCATTGCTTTGGCAAAATCACGGAATTTTTTAATTCCAGCTTCAATATAACCACCAGCAACGATAAGGCCGTCAAGCATCATTTCAGGATCAAACCCAGCATTTAACTGGGTTTTAAACCTGTCTTTCATCCTTGCCCTAGCAGCTTCAATCTTGTCAGTTGTAAATATTGTATTGTTCTCAAACAGCTTTACTCTGTCAGCAGGAGCCAGCTCGCCCCCTCGCTTGGGCTTCCCGCTCTTAACGCCTTCTTCAGGTTTGGAAGAAACAGGGGGTTGAACAGGAGGAAGTTGCTCGTCAGGACCGCGCTCAGGAATTCTTGTGTCGGTTCCAGTTGTGGGTTCCCGCTCAGAAGGCCGTTGTCCGACATCATCCTTACCACGTCCTCCTTCTCCTGCTCCTGCTCCTGTTCCGACATCTGGCTGAGTTGGTTTGCCCAATGGCTCCGCAATTGGCTCAACAACTTTTCCACCATATCCATTGTTTAGTTTCTCCCCTATCTGTTCCCAGCTTGTTAGTATCTGAGGTGGGCTAACAGCAGGAAGAGGCAACGACGATTTGCCTTTCCCGCGTATTGTAATTACGTCAACAGGCCAACTTGCCCCCTGCTTTGAATAAAGTTTTCCATCCGCAGTGAAGTGATCAACCACGTTGTAGTTGTCATAGAGAACTTTGTAGAACTCGCGCTTTGCTTTGCCGTTGTAAGCAGCAGAACGATCAGGAGCTTGAGGGTTTACACTGCCAACGATAAGGACCGCACGGCCATCAGGGGTCATCTCTTCAAGAGATTTCAAAGCAATGGCATGGTCAATTTCTGTTGTCTTATAATTCTGTTGGATAAAGCCCATGTCATAGACTTTTGAGTTCCCATTCTCGTCCTTAACAGAACCAAATGGAGGATTTGCAATAATCACTTCAGCTGATTTGTTAGGAGAAATCTGGGCAATCATAGCCGCATCATGGCCAGTAGGAGTAAAACCTTGCTTTTGAAGGTTCCGGCGACGGACGGCATTCAATTCATTTGCGTATGACTTTGACTGATCTGCCTCAATAAGGAGCGCACCATTACCCGCTGTAGGTTCCAGAACAGAAGAGTTCTTGTCGATGCCAGCAAGGCGAGATGCCACATACGCCAATGGAACAGGCGTAGAGTATGCCTGCTGCAAAACGCTGGTTGACGTTCTTGTAGAAAGGTTTGGTTGCTTATTATACAGGGCAACCAACTCATTGTATGTCTCTGTTGGAGACTTGCCTTGATCAACAATATTTCTGGCCTGCTTGACCGTTGCAAGCTCGATAGACTCTTCAATCAGTTTTTGATCTTCTGAGCCTACTGTTTCCTTTGCCAATTTCCGCGCATCAACAATGTTTTTGAAACCTTCACCTTGAAGCCTTGAGGTAAACGCATTGGAAAGTTTATCAATGTTGTCTTCTTCCAAAGGAGGCACAGGGTTTTCAACGGCCACCTCTGTATTAACAGGAGACTTATCTTCTGGTTTTGTGAGAGTAATAGCTTCAGGGGCTGCAATTGATGGAGGAGCCTCGGTAGGCTTCTGAGCATCCTGCTCTGCCTGCCAATTATCTTGGAACTCCTTCATCAACCTTTCTTCTTCCGAGACAGGCTTATTGGCAACTGGACCCTCGGCTCCGGTTTGCTGAATAGCCTCAAGAGGAGACGCCCCAGCATCGACCAGAGCTTGTGCCTGTGCTGATGGGGCTTCAGGAGCCGGAGCTGTTTCCGGCCCCTGTGCCTCAACAGACGCAGCCGGGGAAGGCGGCTGAGCCGGAGTTAAATTTTGTCTATCTTGGTCAGTCAAAGCAACTGGCTTGGAGCCGCTTGACTTGGCTTCTTCAATACGAGCGGAGCGTTCTGCCCCACTCATATCTTTGATTTCATCTATTGAATAACCATCCCCCATAAGGATTGCTGCATCTTGTTCAGGGACAATAGGAGCAGTAGCCTTGAACGGGTCAAATTCTACAGGGGTTAATTTTGTTCCACCAGCGGCAGTAGGTGCAACAGAAGGTATCTCAAGAGGGCCAGCAGGGCCAGCTGTAGCCGTTACTGTCTGCGGCTCTGTAAATTGGCCCGTCGCTGCCCCTGATACTTCAGGGAACAGTATTGGACGCAATTCAGGCGGTGCTGCTTCTGGAGTTTTATAAAACGACTTCATGTTGTCAAATGACATTTTGCCACCTGCAACAACGCCAGCCATAGCACCGCCAGATAACGCGCCAACCAACATATTATCGGCTACGTCTTTGCCTATTGTTACATTAGGGTCTTTGAGCAATGCAATTGCTTGAGCGTTTGAAAGAAGACCTTGAATGCCTTCCTGCAATCCTTCTTCACCAGAGTTTGCAAGGACAGTTCCGGCCCAGCGAGTAAACCCACCGCCTGATGCTTTTTCAAGGCGTTCAAACAAACGACCAATTGGAATAGCTTCAGTCGCACCGATACCAGCACCCGTAGCAAATGCAGCCCATTTACGCCAATTTTGATTAAGGCTTGGGTCTTCTTTTGCGCGACGTTCAGCATTTTGCCAACTTTGTTCCGATTGCGGCAATGAGCCAGCAATAGCTGTAGCCACTGGCATCGACAATGTAAGACCTTTTGACAAGACCCCACCAGTCAAAGCAAACGCCCCGGTAGAAGCAATACCTCCAACAAGTTTTTGGCTCAAATCATCACGACGAGCTTGATCTTCTTTAAACAAATTTTCAGTTGCGCCTTGCATACCAGAAACGCTTTTATTAACAGCTTCTGTCCCGACTTTCCCTAGTGGGGACAAAGCCAAACGCTGCACCGCACCAACTGTATTAATGCCTTGTTGGGCAAGAGTTTCACCCGCCGTTTCAGCGGAAGCTCTTGCAAGATTTAAAACTGGGGCAGGTTTATTTTGCTCTTCAACTCTTCTCGCTACTTGAGTCAAAGCAGTATCTTTGATTGCTTTCTCGTAATCGCCGCCCAAAAGGTTTCTAAACTCAGGCGGTGCAGATTGAACAATCTTGACAATCTCTTTTTGAGCAGCCATTTGCGTTTTTATATCAACGGCATTGTCCCTTTGATCCATAAGCTCAACGAGTTTATCAATCAACGGTCTGCCAGTCTCATCTTTAATCTGCTTTGCAGCTTCAAGATTGGTTTCCAGCTTTTGAGTACGCTCGTAATCTTGAGCAGCTTGAGCAATCTTGCCCTGCTTGATGCTCTCACCTTCTTCAGGAGTAATGAGGCCAGTCTGGCTTCCAATAATGTTTGAGAGAAATTTGCCGCCCGGTTCACTGTATTGACGATTAACAACCTCGTCCAAAGGTTGCACAGGGGCTTCAACAGTTGGCTCAAAGCTCATTGGTCTTGGCGTCGGGACAGGAACGCCCGGAGCAGGAGTGCCTGCCAATGGCGGCAAATTCACAGCCAATGGTAACTGATCCGCAGGAATAGGTTGCGGCATAGCTCTCGCCGCCATCTCTGCTTTGTATTTTTCAACAAGTGCAGGGTCTGCCTCAAGCGCAGACGCCTCTGGGGTATATGTCCCCATCGGGTCTGAAATCATTGACGGAGGAATATTCTCAGCAAACGGGTCAAAATCAACAGGGACCAGTTTTGGTCCGGCTGCTCCTTTTGAGGTTGCACCAGAGAAAGGATCAAAATCAACCGGAACTAGCTTTGCCATTATTAATCAACCCTAAAATATTGCCCATCTCTTTTAACATAAAATTTGCCATCAGGTGCTTTTTTAGCATCCGGATATTCAGCTGGAGGCGCATCAGCATCAGGCTCAACTTTAGTCTCAGTTTCAGCAGGATTAGCTTTTGAAGCCGTTGGAGTTACAGCACCATCAGCTTCAGCTTTACCTAATCGCTGCTCTTCCATTAACAAATTAGTAAGTTCTTGTTCCCATGTCTCTGGAGTTAACCCAAGCCTTTCTGGAGACGCTTCATTATCTTCCAATCGTTTAATCTTAGAACCAATTAAAATCCTTTGTTGCCCAATGCTCATGCCAGCACCTCTTGGGCCACCTGATTGGTAATATGCAGCACGGGCTTCTTGATATGGTGCTTCCATTGCAAGTTTTGCGCGAGCAAGTTGAAGCTCATCAATCTTGCCTTGAGCGTCCAGTTTTTGCTTCTGCATTGCAGAAAGAGGTGCTTGGATAGCATTAGCAGCAATACCAAGACTCTCGCCAAATCCACCTGTCTTTGTCGGGGACAACAAGCCCTGAGCAAGAGACAGCATAACGGGGTCAACATTTGACAATGGTGATGTTGGAGCAGCGTTCAGCTTTGCCTGATTGGCAGCAACGGCCTGACCAAGCAAATCATCATACTGCTTATACCCAGTAGCAAAAGAGAGTGGACCGTCAGCCATAATTACTTCCTCTTTTTGCCGCGAGATGAACGACGGTTAGGGTTACGCTTTACCTCGCCGCCCTCTTTATACAATTTCAACCCGCTGCCAAGAGCCGCTGCCCCAGCAAGCTGAGCCAATGGTGATGCTTGATAGGAAGTTGCTGGGCCAGTAGCTGTCGTATCTGTGGATGTTGTATACGGCAAACCACGGATGAGAGAGTTGAGCATAGCCAACTGCTCTTGTGGGTATTTTCTCTGAGCCGCAAAATCTTGATATGCCAAATCAAGGTTCTTCTGGTTGAGAGCCTGTTTTGTCTGCCCGACAGCTTCCTGAGCAGCAATGTCCTTCAGGTTCATTGACTGGCCCATCTGGCCAAGCGTACCCATCTGGCTACCAGCAGTAAGCCTATTGGCAGCTTCATTCTGGGCAATGTTTCCAGCAGTCTTGGCAAGGTCACCCTGACGGCTAAGGTCTTCCTGAGCTGCCTTGGTTGCTGCTCCATAGCCTTCTTGGAGAGCCTTAGACTGAGCAGCAAGTGCGCTTTCTTGAGTATCACGCAATGCGTTGCCAATAGCAGACTGTTGTCCGGCAGAGCCAAATTGGCCAGCACGGATAAAGTTTGAATTGACGTTTGGCATCAGGTTTTCACGCAAGTTGCGTCCGGCAAGAGCGCCAATCCGGTCAACAACTGCGTTCTGATACGGGTTCATGTATTGCCCAACAACGCTTGGAGCCGTTTGAGATGCGGCAGTCATGTATGGTTGCGCCGCCCCTGCTAAATTATACTGACCACCTTGCTTGGTCATATCAATCGCAGAGTTAAGAGTTGGCTGATACATCCCCATTGAATCATTTGTTAGATTAAACGCTTGGGTCTGTTCTGGAGTAAAATTAGCCAGCCTTGCCGCCCCATATGCCTGATATGGTTCAGATGATACAGCATTGGCCTTGCTAAGAAGGCCAAGGGTGTAATCAGTCATAAACTGGGGGATGTTCTCAACCTTTGTCCCATACGTTGTTGTTGATGGAGGCGGCTTCCCTTGAAAAAGAAAATCAAGAATACCCATTATCTTGCCCCCTTCATATAAGATAGCGGCCCTCTGGCATCAGGAGCAAACTTGCCTTTTGCCAAAGCGGAACCTTTTTGTTTTCTAATCTGTTTGCGCATATGATCCAGCTTCTTGGCTCCGGCATCAGATGACCCGTCACCAAGCATTGAAACAGTCTGTGCATCCATAACATACTCGCCGTCAGACAGCACGGCAGGAATTGAATCAGACGTGCCAGTCCCACCACCCCTTACATATCGCCCTTCAGCGGCAGCAACTGGAAGCTGATTGTTCTCAAAGAAAGACATTTCAGGGCCATAGCCATAGTTTTCAGTAACAGTGGGATTGGTTTGCCTGCGTTCATACTTTAATTCTTGCAGGCCCGGATCATCTGCCGGATCAATCTCTGGACGTGATGGCTGCTTGGCTTCACCGCCGCCGCCACCAAGGGCAGAAGCGGCCAGCAGGAGTGGTGCAGCTTTCATGATCTGGGACATTACGCCAGACGAGCCTGCTCCGATCTTGGACATATAGTCTCCGCTACCTCCTGCAACATTTGCGGGATTAGTAGGGTTTAATATTGCCGACGCCGGATCAACGGACGGATACATATTCAAACCAGACAACGCACCGTTAGACCCTGTGAGGCCAAGACTGTTTAAAGCGTATGGCGTAATTGCACCAAGAGCCGCTCCACCAAGAGCGTTGCCGGAAAATGAACCAAGACCACCACCAATCAAGCCGCTGCCGATAGCTGCTTGGATTGCCGGGTTTGTCACGCCAAATACGTTACCAACTGTAGAGCCGAGTGCGCTACCAACGCCGGGAGCAAATACGTTTGCCGCAGCTGTGGCAACGGGAGCAAACCAATCCTGTTCCCAAAATGGCTTGAACTGATGAAGGCCAGTGTCGGGGTTAACGCTTCCCGGACCAAAATTGTCCTTCATCCATTCAAATTCTTCTTCATTGACGTGGATAAGCATATTGTCGCTACCCTTGCCAGCACTACGGACTTGCTCTGCTTTAGAGGCAAGACCGCCTTGTTTGTACTGGCTAGGAGGGTCAAAGTTGATAACGACCTGTCTCATCATGTCACCATAATCTGCAAAAACCGCTCGGCCCAAAGACGCCAATCGGTGAATTGATACGGGTTAGGAGCCGTGCTTTGCCAATTGGTATTAGATAGAATAACACCTCTTGCCCAGTCTTGCCAGTTTGCCTCATCATCTAATCGGCCAATATCGCCACTTGCACCTTCATTTATAATGATAGGCGTCATTCTATCGGCCCACTCAATCACTCCCATGCCAGCAGGGTTAATCCCGATCATGGAACAGCCCCTAGCAAGGTTCCGTCAGCTGCCTCAACATGAGCCAAGCACATACCCATTTGGTAGTTGCCGCCGATTGTGTTGCTGCGGAATGTGAACCGCATTTCACGCCGGATTTCCTTGAAGAACACCACCTGCTCCGGAGGAGACGTAGCCGTCTCAGGAAATTCCATAATCTCGCTTTGAACTTCCTTGGCTCTGGCATTTGATCTGCCAGTGATGGATAGAGTCATTGGGCCAGACTGGACAAAATCAGGCTCAACAATAGTAACACGCAGGCTTTTGTTCTGTGACTGCTCAGCCGCAGCAAGGGATATATCACTGGTTTCAAAATATGATTCAATCGGATTGACGGTCGAGCCAGTCAATTCATCCAAGCCATACTCATGCTGCCACAAGCTATACCCTGCGAGCGTAACAACAGTGATTGTGAACCCGCTTCCTGTCCCACCAATCAATGTATTGCTTACAGTTAGAACATCACCAACTGTGTACCCGCTACCGGGGATTACAAGCGTCACAGCGGTAACCACGTTTCCGGCAACGGTGACGTTTACTGTTGCGCCAGAGCCTGCAATTGAGGTCGTGTTTGTGGTCGCAACATTGTAATACGTTCCATCAACGTAGGTTGTCCCACCAACGAGAGTCCCAAGAGTTCTGATTGAATCAATGCTTGTTGAACCAATCATCAATGGGTATTGGAAAACACGCGGGAATTGACCATTTGTGCGGCCTGAATTTGGAAGCTCTGTGTCATACCATGTTCCTTCACGAACATTGTAAATGACAGCATGAGTGCATTCAGTTGCGTCACCAAATGGAAAACACCACCAAATTTCACCAAAACGAGGGACTTTGATAGCAAAAACCTTTTGCCTCTGGTCATAGTTCAAATTATCAAAAAACCAGTTTAGGTTTAGATTGTTGGGAACTTCCCTTACAACGCCGTTGTACAACAGGAATCGGTCCAACCCGCACCAGTAGTAGATACCATCATACTCAATGACAGACTGGGACGACAAGATAGACGATTCATCCGATATTGTATCAAACGAGAATACAGGGTCACCGCCAACGTAGGACATCCTGATAACGCTATCCAGACTCCAAAGGAGTGCGGATGGAGAGTTGCCAGCACCACCACGGGTATTGATAGCAGCGACAATTTTCTGGGCTGTTACAGACGCCTCTCCGGGGCCACCTGCAACTGGCGTCCAATCTGTAGGGTCACCCGGTGCTGACCATGCAACAAGGCCGTTATTGCCATATGCAATAAGGTATGGGTGCAATGCTAAAACGCCACCTGAAACTTGAGGAGCGCCAGCAAGGACAGCTAAAGCAGAAGAGGCTGTAATATCTCCAGCGTAGATATCTGTGTTTGTGCTGGCCGAGATATCCAAAAGGTTAGGTGCGGCATGAGCAAATATGGCTGTATATCCTGACGCTGTATCGTACAGCGCATCCATGCTCCACATATTTAAAGCATTGTCTGCAAACCCGGATGGAGTCCTATCATATGGGGCAGAGCCAATGCCTTGGTTATCAACCGTAATCATCTCAAACAGGCTACGGCTTCCGGAGAATGTATAAAGCAACCCGTTAAATGGGTAGGTGTACATCCCGCGAGATGCCCCACCCAGAGAATTTGTAATCTGCCGATAGCCCCACATTTTTCGGGGAAGCCCACGTTGGAACCGTACCCACTGGCCATCAACGTAGAAATCGCCTTCAAAGACGGTTCCGTCACGTTTGATGCCCGGCTTTGACTGAATGTGGACTGGCCTAGTTGTCATTATCCAAGGCTCACTGCAAATGCGAGGGCGTCTGATTGGGTCTGAGAAATGAGGGAATCAACCTGATCTATAGAGTAAACCTCAAGGGTTGCTCTGGCAGCGGTTGCAGTAATTGTAGCCACGCTGATCTGAAACCCAGAGCCAGTTCCACCAAGCGAGGTATTAAACGCAGACAAAGTGTCACCAACCTCATAGCCAAGACCGCCATCAAGTAATGTAACAACTGTTACCGCATTTCCGGCTACCGTAATATCTGCAAGAGCGCCAATGCCGGAGCCGTTAATAAGCGTTACGCTGGCATAATTGCCGTTAACATATCCTGAACCACCAACTAGGGTGCTGAGACTGTTAATTGTTGCTAAAGTCGTAAACAGAGACTGGCCAATTGTTGACCCGCCGATAGCTGTTCTGCCTTGGGCCTGAGTCGATGACTGGAATACTGCAATACCAGTAGAGCCACCACCAAGATTGATGAGCGCACCACCAGCAGTAGTTGCCCCAGTGCCGCCGTTTGCAACCGATATTGGTGTTGAAATGCCTGCCGTTGCCGCATTTACAACATCCGTCCCATCACAATACAGGATAGCGCGGGAGGCTTGAGGAACTGCGTACCCAGTGCCAGCAGATGTTTTAATGGTTAGGCTATAGGCGTTGGTTGTCGAGTTATCGACCCAATACTGCTGGACAGTTGGAGGCACGATAATCACTCGGTTGCCAGTCAAAGCTCCGGTAAACCGATAAGCAATCTTGTTCTGTTCAGCCGTTGAAAGGGTATAGTTACCTGTTCCAGCTACTGCAATGGAGGTGTAGTTGAACGCAAAGTTTACGTTCTGGCCAAAACCAACCGTGTAATATGCAGTGCCATCGCAGATAACAAAGCATGAATTAGTTGGGGGGACTTCCTTGGTCGCACCACCATCAATCAAATTGCCGCCTGACGGGTCTAACACAAGGCTACCAGTACCTTGATTCCGGATACTCATAAACCAGTCGTTACCAACCGTTGCTGGCAGCGGCAGCGTTAGAGTGCCTGTACCGCCAGTCCAGAGAAGCAATTGCGAGCGGTTGCTGTTGCCAGTTGTAAAGCTGGAATTAAACTCAACGACTTCCTGAGACTGGTTAAGCGTTGATGCAATTGCTTTGATGCCAAGCCCGGCAAGAGCGCCAGCTGTGGCAGATGATACACCAACGCCATACTGGAGAACCTGCCAGCTACCATTAAGTGTCGTATTGTCCGTGATATAAACTTGCCAAAGCTGGCCGGAAGTCAGATTTACAATCGTGTTCCCGCTGGTATCAACTACCGTAAAAGAGTTTGTCCCTGTGTTATTGAATAGAATAGTCTGCCCTGTCGATGCCAGATTGGCGGCGGGGAGAAACACCTTCAGGCCGCCGACCGTGCAATTAACGTCGATGATGTTGGCAGCAATATCAACTGCCCCGTTGTTATCCAGTGGCCATGTCAGGACAACATCGACCGTATCAAGGTCAATGGAAAGATAGGATACTTGGCTGGGGTAGATGGTCGATCCACCAAAGACACTGGTAAAGCTCATAGTTATGCCCCATCTCGCGTTGTGCTGCGGTCAACAATTCTCTTGAGGTCTTCTTTATTGATGGCCTGTAAAGACGTGTCATAGAAATTTTGCCAAACCGGAATGCGTTCATCATTTTTCAAGAATGGCGTTGCCTCAAGCAATGAACCATACAGAATAAGCTGTGGGGCGTATTCCGTAAGCCAGTTTGTTTGTACAACGTCGCTAAGAAGGGCTGGAATTTCATAATAAAGAATCTCGGCTGGAGTGTCCTCGTTAGGTGTAGGACCAATTAGCCAGTTATTATAGTTGTAGTCAGCGTAAAATTTAGGTTGATCAGTCAGTGCCTCGTTGGGCCAGTAGCTTCTGATGTACTCATAGCTACGCGGGAACAAGAAAGTCCTGATTGCGTTCGTCGCGCCAGTTCCAAAGTTGATAGAGATAGTCCTTCTCCATCTATCCGGCTTTGGATAGACAGAAACACCAGCTTGGAAGTTTGTAGTGACGGCAACGATAAAGCCTTCAATCTTCAAGTCTGCTGAAATGCGGCGTTCAGCAAGGGTGATTAACCGTGGAATCTGTTGGTAAACAATGGGATCAACAGCAGATGAAGCACCGCGTTCCAGATAGTTCTGGATGTCGGTCTGCAATTCACTGAAGGTCATCCCGGTCTGTGAAGTCATTTTATCCAACCATTTTTGCAGAGGTCTGAGCAACCTCTGCTACGCGACGGCCCCAACCTTTTCCAAATGTACTCCAAGTGGGCAACCCTTGCAAGAAAACCAATCTTGCATTGCAAATCTTTGCCGCCAGTTCACTGGAGTCCATCTTTGCTACCGCTGCAAGTGTAGCAGGTCCGATAGCCCCATCAGCGACCACATTACAAGCAGCTTGAAGAAACTTGGCGGCGCGAGAAGGACCAGAATTAATAGCAATGTCAAAAACAGCAAAATCCACCCCATGCGGGAGGTCGTCGCAGCGGCATTTGTCCCAGTACCGCGCTTTGTAGAGCGGGGCGACATCGGAGACTGTGAGGGCTTTAATGTCATCTTTGGTTACCTCATGCCCAACCCACTCTTCCCAGACTTTCTTGGTGCATCCCAAGTTGGTAGCGCCACCGGGGTCTTTGGGATGATCAACATAACCGCCTTCATGCTTGAGAACATGAGCAAGACATTCTTCAAAGTTCTGTTTCATGAATTATTCCTTTGGCGTCGAGTTGTAGATCATCTGGTCTTTCTTCTGTGACCCCGACGATGAGCCAAAGTAAAAAGCCATAACCCCTGTCCATCCCGCTGACAAAGTGCCAAGCAACATAAGAAGCACTTCCGACCCGTTAAGTGGCAATCCGACAGCCAAGACATACGCAATGATACCAAAATACCCTAGCGTTACACTTATTGCCAATGCCCGTGGAATCCAGTCTTTGACTTCCTTCTGCATATCTCTTGCTGACTTACGGTCGTCTACCGCAAGAGCCTCAAGATCAATATCAAGGCTTTTCATCTGGACACGAAAATCTGCGTCAATCTTTTTGACCGTTGCAAGTTGCTCAGGAGATGCAGAACGTAGAGCCGTTTGCAGATCGTCCTCGGAGCCATCCTCGTTGCCCAGCAACGCCTGAGACAACGCCTTTGTTGCCATACCAGCCAAAGGGCCGCCAAGGGCTGTAGCAATGCTTGGTGCAACCGAGCCAAGCAAAGGGCCAAATGTTTTAAGCAGGTCCATCATCTTTTCCTCCGGTTGATTTTGACCCCAACATAATGCCCGACAGAGTACCTGTCAGGAACGTCGCAATTGGAGCAATTAACTTGAAAAATTCTT